TGGCATCGCGTAGTAGGCATAACCGGCGTCAATCTGGTCTTGCGGACTAGTCCAGCTTCTAGTTGAAAAATGATCTTCCCATGTCTCAGTTGTATTAACCGGAGCAATTAAACGGCCTTCCGATAAAGCAGCATTGCTGCGTGTACCATCAAACACGCTATCAATGTTCAAACGCAAAATGTAATCGGGCGGTTGAGCAACACGGGCCGCAACAGATCCGGGTTCGCCATAGTTACCGGCGGAGTCAATACCGGCAATCCAGTAGGTGTATAAACCGGAAACGACTTCAAATACAGACGTGAATCGCCCCTGTTTGGTGCCGATTACTGCTGCAGTCGCCCATTCGTTACCTTTGCGCAGTTCGTAAAAGTCGATTGGCAGTGTTTGCGTCGAGTCGTTCCATTGCAGCAAAACATTGTTGTCAACAACTTGTTGTGTAATTGTCGGCTGCGAGGGTGCTATTACTTGCGCGTCGGATTGCCCTTTTAAACCGTAACTACCATTTAAATCAACTGCCGCAATAAACCAGCGCCGCGTTCCTACCCATGTTGCTTTGGTTGTAAAGACAGTGGCTTTTGTTGTCCCAGCAACTGTTGCCGTATCCCAAGTGGAAGATGTAGTGCCGTATCGAATTTCATAAAATTGTGTCGCCAAACTACCGGCCACAGCAGTCCACGTCAGTTCAATGTCTGCGCCCTTAAATGCGTTTTGTACAACTGGAGCAGCCGCTACGTTAATTGTCGCCGATGTGCTAACAGCGTTTTCCGAATAAACGCCAGATGTGTCTAGCGCTTTAATCCACCACGTAGTTGTGCCAATCGGCAGCAATCCGATCTTTGCTGATGTGGCTTGGAATAGGCCAATAAGCGTGCTTGTGCCCCAGGCATTACCTTGCCATATTTCATAACCTTGCAAGTCGAGATCGGTGCTTTTATTCCAGTTAAGGGTTACCCCGATATCGGGATCAACAATGTTAGTGAAGTTTGTTACGTCTGCTGGTGGGGCCGTTTTGCCTAACGCCACGAACGACGCATCAAATGATGTGCTCGACGATCTAAGGCTTGGACTGATCGAGAAAATTTTGAATTCGTATACACCAGGTGTCGTATCTAGGATTTCGTACTGTGCCGATGAAACTGTTACAACGTTGTAATTGCCGCTATCTTTTCTCCATTGCACTTCGTAGCTTGCGGCATACGGTACAGTTTCCCAGCTAACCAGCAGCGTTGAGCGAACTTCGTCCTTGTACGCCTGCAGGGCCTCGGCAAACGAAATACTGGTTGGCGCGTCAGGAATGATGTTTAAGTTGGTAACATCGCGTTGCTCTAAAGCAGTGCCGCGCTCGATGTAGTCGTATTTGCTCGCGTTATATGCAATGGCGCTAATGGCGTAGTTGGCGCCGTCCTGTTCCTGAACTGTAAGCACGCGCCAAGTGCTAGTTTGTACATCGTTTGTGCTGTACAGCCACACACTGTTGCTGGCTGGTGCAACGCTAAACGCGGTAGGCACAGTGACAACATTGCCTGCGACTGTTGCGCCGATGCGTTCTTCAACAGTGCCATCGGGCATAATCACGCTCAGTGTTCCACCAGAAACCAAGTCGTCTGCGCTATCGACAATTATTTCTGTTTCGGATGCGGAAGAAATGCGCCCGCCGCGTCGTTGCCCCGCACGAACGGCATCAGCAACTTGGATAAGATCGCCAGGACGTACAATCACGCCAGCGTCTATGGAAGTGGTAAAGCTGATAATTTCACTTTCGTATCTTTCTGAATACAGGAGCCACTCGCCAATTCGGTAAGCTTGGCCTCTGCTAGTGCAAGCAAATGCACTGATTTCAGTTTTTACGACACCGTATTTAGCAATCGCTTCGGCATCTTCTACGACTTCATAAGCGATATCCCGCAGTTCAAGATCTAGATAGCTAACGACGCATACCGTTGGGCGGGTCTTTTTGCTGCTGCCTTGGTAGGTAAAACCTTCTTCGGTAACATTTGCTTGGGTAAATTGATACGCAAAATCAGCGGGTTTGTCTTGGCTAATTGTTAATGAACCAGCGCTCCAGTACGGCATAACCCGCATCACTGAGCACATGTCGTTGATTAACTTGTAAGCCTCTTCTGCTGTTTGGATATTTACGTTGCAAGAGAAGCGAGGTTCCGTGCCACCAAAACCATCTGGTACCAGTGCGGAGCAGTATTGACTGGCGCTGTAAAAAGCAAATTTGTCTAATTGTGTTGCTTGTATGTGATCGCCAAATCCGTAGCGAGTACTTGTTAGCAAGTCCCAAAGAATCCAAGCCGGATCACTGCACCACTGCGCTGCGCCAAACGTTCCATCCCAGATACCGTCGTAAATCAGCCTGCCGGTGGCACTATCAACTGCGGCATTGCTCGGAATCCTTACTTTTATGCCACGCACTAAATAGCTGCGTTGGGGAATGGAACTAAATTGCTTAGCGTCAATTCGTAGTGCAATTAACGCACTATTTGGATACCGCAGCTTGGCGTAGATAATTTCCGTATAGCTTGTCCAACTAAAAGCAGAAACAATAGAGACAATATTGTCCGTCAGCCTGTCCTCGTCGTTTTTTGTTCGGCGAGTAACGCGTATGTCTGCGGTAGTAAACCCAGGAGTAAGGTTGACTAAATAATCTCGCTGGTATGGATCAGTGGTAAAACCAGCGATTCTTTTTGAAATAACATCGGTGAAGCCGCCGCCGTCGTACTGAACGGCAATTGAAAACTCCACGTCAGTTCCCTTGACATCACCTTTGTCTGTTTGTCTTTGAAGTTGCGGTACCGTAAGGGTAACGCGTATAGCGTCAATATTGGTGTCTGTAATTTGTCGCGTTATGGGTGTACCAAACTGAACTTGTACGTTTACCGGCTTTTCGTCTTGAACGTTCTCAGCAATCGGTATATATGACTGATCTTGGGTGCCATTACGTGTTTCGACGGTGACGCGCCGAAAATTTAGTGACCCATCTGGATTTTGGAGCGGAGTTTTATCGAGAAAAATACTGCGTAGCCCGTCTTTTAGGCCCTGAATCTCGCCTTCGCTAATTAAATCCAGAACTGTGGCGTACTGCCGAGAATCAAGGCTGTCTTCTGCGATGGTTGGTTTGTACGCAGTTTGTTGTGAACTGCCTTTACCACCCCCGCCACCGGCACCATAAATACGCTTCATCATGCCACCTCCTGCTCAGTGTCAATTCCAGTGCTAATTACAACAGAGCCAACGATGGTTTCACCGTACACGATTGGCACTGGCACCCCTTGTCTACTAGTTTGCTGGATTCCGCTAAAGCTATAGCTCTTGCGCGGATCGTTATTATCCTCTGGACCAGGTTGGTTTATTTTAGGTGTCGGGGTTAAGAGTTGGGCGACGCCACCAAGGACAAGACTGGCACCAATTGCCTTCCCTGCTGCAAATAATCCAATATTTTTTGCAAATGCTGCACCAAAAAAACCGGCGCCGGCTGCAAAGCTAAGCGCAATGAGCGCAACTCCGGCAATAATCCGCCCGGTGGCGCCCGCACCAGTCATCACTGGCGCAATCCTGATCTCTTGCTGCCCTGCAGGATCGCTCAATTCATCCAGTGTTAAGACGTAATTGCCCACGCTGACACGGTAGTACTGGTCAAGCATGTGCTTTTGAAGCTGCGGGAAGTTAGCCAACAAAAACCGCACCGCTTCAGCAGCGCTAGCCACTTCAGCCTTAAACACACGCTGCCCAACAAACTTGGCAAGGCGTCCATACAGCTTGATTGTCCGCAGCATGGGTGCACTCAACCTCTATACATAGTAAGGAAGCCGGGGTGACGTAGCCTGCGTCCGGTGCATTTTTGTAGCCATCCGCCGCCGCCGTAAAGGTCCCTGCTGCTGAGCCGTCCGCGAATATGGTGCAGCACCATGCCGTCTCCGATGTAGACACCGCAATGGTTTAAGGCGACGCTGCCAATATTCATTAACAGTAGATCGCCTTTTTGTAACTGCTGGTCCTCGCGCAGTTCAACAAAACCTGTGTCACGCCAGCAGGCATCAAACGTTGGTGCGACCTCAAATTCTTCGGGGGTCAATGCGCGTTCCCAGTCGCGTAATTGCAGCCCCTGTTCGGCATACCAATCACGCGCCAGTGTCCAGCAATCACTAATGCCCCACGTCCATTGCCTGCCAATTAGTGGTGCCTTGTATCCGCTGGGTTTGCATTCACCCCACGCTTCAGTTTTAGGGTTGACAATGTACCAAGGGATGCCGCTAGCTTCGCAGCCCATTAAATCCGGCTGGCTGGGAACTGGAGGTGTACACGGATGCGAATGAACAACGGCGACTATTTCACCTTTGTCCTCCGCTGCTATGTAGTCTTCGGAATCCAAAATAAATTGCTCTCGCCCTGCACTTAAATTGCGGCATGGCCAATAACGCTGACGGCCTTTAACGACAACGAGAAGTCCGCAAGCTTCGCGGGGATCCTCAGCTTTGGCGTGGGTGAGCGCGTCAGTTTGCCACGTCATACGAAATAACTACCAATGCCAGGGAAGCTGCCAAACGGCAATGGCTGATTTACACCGAAGTGATTAGTGCAGTCATCTAACGTTTTTAAGCAGCTCGGCAGACCCCCGGTGTAACCACACTCGGTTGATTTGTAAATCCACTGGCAGATGTTGGCAATACACTTGCGTTTTGGAGCACTCACTCCAGCTAGATCGAATGCCGATGCGAGTTCAAATTTGACGACATCACGAGTTTCGGCAACTTTTCGATCTACGTAATAAATTTCACGCGGGAACTCTGCTGTGGGGTCTGCAGTTGCATTGATCGGTTCTAAGTAAATTTCTGTTGAGTCTTCGTACAACAAAGCAAACCCATCTTCCAGCAGCATCACATCTGTTGGAGGAAAGTTGGCTCCGTCTATATATCGCCCTAATGTCCTAATGCGGGTTACTTTTGCTCCTTCTAAGCCGTCGGGCAGCGACAACAGTATTGCGCTAATAGTGCTAAAAATGTTAGAAATACTGATAGATGGCCTTGGCAACTGTCCGTTACCCGTGTATTCAAACCCTTCAGCCTCTACGGGAAATCTTAGGTAAACGTTGTTGTTCCAAGTTAAGTTATTGTCGTTGTTGAAATTTGTGCCTGCATGAAAACGAAGGGTGTCGTTGTACCCATGTATGGCTTCAAATAGTTCCAGCTCAAACAGCTCAATAATTGCGCCGGGAGCAATTTCTTGTAACGCAGCGTGCGGTACGGTCATGGCTCAAATACTTGTCGGAATGTGGCCGTAATCTTGCTGCGCTGGAATTCGTAAAGTTCGCGGTTCCAGCTGGGGCAAATCCACTTGTATGACGTGTCAGTGTCGGGGGGAATCCAGTCGAAACTGGCGGCATCAGCAGCGCGAGCGTCAAGGAAAGTTTCGATGATGTCCGCGTCAGCGTCGGTTACGTCAAAAGTTAGTTGCCATTCTTTGGGGTTTTGGTGGAGGCCAAATGTGACGCGTTGTTGGTAGCCATCGCCAAATTGCGTCGTGCGAATCTTAGGTTCGCTGCTTTTGCTGGCTGAATAAACCGGGTTGTAGCTAGGGAAAGTAGCCATTATGCGAGCAAGCCTCCAGGACGCTTTTGCTTGATCAGTTCAGCCTGGACAGCAGCCGAAATGGCGCGGCCAAGTTGGTTGCCTTGCTGGTCATTGCCTTGGACGTTGGTGCCCTTTGCGTCCACATTAACCACGACGTTTACGCCGCTACCGCCTAGCTCGTGGTTGGGCACAATCGAACCAGAACGTCCGGGTACAAATAGTTCGGGGCCGCGTTCGCCCACGATGTAAGGCGAGCCACCAGTGACGGGGCCGCCCATGGCGCGTTTGCCAATCCCGCCGGTAAGGAAACTGAAGAAACCTTTACCGTCATTTCCAGCAAGACCTTGCAGACCTGCCTGGAACAAAAGACTGGCGAGTGACTTCAGCGCACCGTTGAGGCTATCCCTCCAGTCGTTTGTGCTGAAAATAAGTTGCTCAAATACGCCGGCAGCTGTTTGGCCGACCTGATTTATTACATCATTAAGACGCTGTTGTGTGAATACCTGTTGCTCTAGCGCTTTATTAAGTTCCATTTGAGTGTCTACTTGGCCGGCTGCCTCTGTTAAATCGTAACCTTGCTTTATAAGTTCAAAAATCTTTTCTTGCCGCAAAAATTCCTCTTCCTTGCCTTGCAGTTGGGCTTGTAAAAGGCTCAGCTCACGTTGAGCTGTATCTACAGGTTTTGCTTGATTGATAATATCGGATTGCCTAAGTTGTATTTCAAGCAGCTCTCTTTCGTAATCTAGCCGTTGAACTGCAATTTCGTTTGTTTGGGCAGTAATAAGGTATTCTCGCTCTGCGGTGCTTAAAGCGTCACGATACAGACTTTCGTATTTAGTCATGCGCTCCATGCGCTGAAAGTTGTAGTCAGCACTTAGTTTTTCTGTCTCGCTAACTGCAGCAGCTTTTTCTACTTGTGTGTTGGTGAGCACGGCCAAGCGGGCAGCAGTTTCCAGCTGCTTTTGACGGCGTTTTTCTAGTTGTTCCGCTTCTCGTTCCGCCGCACTCTTTCCTGTGCGTCCCGGTTTTAGTTGATCGGAAAGTGCCGATTGTGTTTTATACAGCTGGGCTTCTTGTTTTAAGGCATTACGGATTGCGTTAATGTCTTTTTTTAGTTGCTGCTCCAGTGTTTTTCCGCGTTCTTCAGCAATCTGTTCGGGTGTGCGGCCAACAATTTTGCCCAGAACTTTTTCAATGCGATCCAGGAAAGGAAGCCTGATGAGGCTGCCTTCCTGCATTTTTGCGATAAATTTTGTGGCTAAAGCTACTGCGGAGGCTGCTCCAGCGACAATACCTTCCCAAGTACTAAGTAATCTGTCGCCGAATTGAACTGTTTTTGCCTGGGCTACAAGGTTTTCGGTATTACGCTCAACGACAAGTTTTAGTAGTGCTGCTTGAGTTTCGGTAGCACCAACGGTGCGCAGTTGCAGTGCTAGTTGTTCGGCGGCTTCGTTGCCGATCTCTTTACGAAGGCTGAAAATAGCGTCTAGAGCTTCTTTTTCCCCGACGCCTGCCTTAGCAATAGCCTCGAAAGTTTGAGCACCGCCAGTACCGCCAAAGCCGCGTGCTAGTGCTTCGCGTACATCACCTTCGTTAAATTGTTTGAAAGTAGCCAGTAGTTCTAAGGCTTCGTCTTTAGTAATTTGTAGATTTTTGGCCAGCGTACTTACGTCATTGGCGGTGGTCTGGGACGTTGAGCCAGTGTCCGCAAGTGTGGAATTAAGGCCGGCAAGACTGACGTTTAGTTTGTCGGTCTGCGCGATTAAATCGCCAATAGCTGTACCAGCAATAGACAACGCAAAACCAAAGCCGCCGCCAAGTAGTCCACCGGCAAGACCGCCAAGGGCACCGCCAGCTGCTGCCGCAGGACCTTGGCCAAAAAGTAAGGGAAAGCCGCCACCAATAATCGCACTGCTTATTGCGTTACCAGCGTTTGCTCCCCCGGCAGATCTTGCTCTAGTTGTAGCAGGAGGTAGCGCAGGGCCTTGTACGCCAAAGCCAGCATTTGATGTAGCTACGGCTTTACGTTGTAGCGCAATTTGTTCCTGAATAAGCCTGTTTTGTCTATCTCGCGCAGCGTTTGCCAAGCCTAGAGCTTGCACGTACTGACGTACTGCATCTTTTTCAGCAAGTGTTCCAGCACTAACTCTTTGTAGAGTGGAGGCTGCCTTAGCCAAATTTCTGTCGTAAGTACTTAAATTTTGTACGGCCCCGTTAAGTCGTTTATTTACTGCATCTACACCGGTAGATAGAGTTTGAATTTGTTTACTAACGTTCTGAAGTTGCTGTATGCCCCTTACGCCGATTTCAATATCAGCTCTGTAGGCGGCCACGGCGCTGCGTCACACTCTGGTACTTCAGTTTACGCGACAAAAAAGCCGCCGGGTTAGCGGCGGCGTCGGGCCTTTTCAAATTCCTTCTCTTGGTCCTCGTTCAGGATGCTGAAATAGGCGCTCCAGCCAAGGAGTTCTTCGGCGGTCATCGTCGTTCGGACTTCGGTGAGGCTGAGGCCCAGCTCTTTGGCGACGCCGAATTGGAGCATGAGCCAGGTGTCCTGGCGAAGCTCCTTGGCTAGTTCTTGGGGTCGATGGGCTCGGCGTCGTCGGT